GAAGGGCTTTTCCATCTTCATAACAGTCAATGCTGTGGAAAATGTTCGCGTGATCCAGAATGACATCGGTTTCTTCCGTAATCTGAACACGGTCCCGTTCCATATCATCTACGACGGCGATTTGCAGTTCATTGTCAATGAACATGGATAACCCTCCTTTCCTTCGTATATCTAGATTCCATGAAGCATTATACCACCTATTTCTCCAAAAATCTACCGCGAATGCAATTCTTATTTTGATCGTGTCTCTGTTTTCGAGCCAACCGCCAATACCGGGAGGTTTCTTCCTCTGCCGGTAATCTCCTGCCCCGGTTCCAACGCGGGTCAAAATTATGGGTCAGGCTGTTTCCCCTCACCCGGAGCAGAATTTTCATCCCACCCTCAAAGTGTCGCAATTGTACCATAGCTTTCAGAAACTACAAGGCTTCTCTTCCAAAAAGAAACTGCCGCCGGACGGCATCATTCGATACCATCCGGCGGCAGATAACAAAACGAAATAATCAAATAAAGGGGGCTAATCAGTTAGAAAACTTCGGCGGATTTACTGGGTTCCCGGCAAAGGTATTGGGGCCGGGATCGGACAGGGAGAAGTACATCTTCGCCGCCTTGGTGGTACCGAAATCCCGAATGGAGCCGGAATTCTGCACCTGGTTAAAGGCATCCCGGAACATCTGGTTGTGAGCCTCCTCCCAGTTCAGCAGGAAGTCAATGGTTTCCCGCACCTTCTTGCCACAATGATTCACCTCGTGCAATATATTTTTCTGCTACTTTGTCCACTGGGTGATATCCTATTATGGGTCAGAATATGGGTCAAACAGATTTTTACAGATTCGCAGATTTTTACTTTGAACTTTTTGAGCCCTAAAACGCAAGAAAAAGTCCTGAAATCGTAAGATTTCAGGACTTTTTATGGTTGCGGAGGCAGGACTTGAACCTACGACCTCCGGGTTATGAGGAGTTGAAATTATTCAACCCATTCTTCTAATTGGGGAATTAAGGCAATTTAGCCCTGTTTTTTTATAAAAAAAGTTTAATCTTCCTATATCTATCCTAATTGATGTGCTCAGGTTGGGGTAAAATTGGGGTCAAACAAATCATTGCTTTAGTGTGGCAAAAATTCTATCCGCAGTACCTTGGTCAACAATTAACCCACTAGATGGGGCGATTTTGCCCCGTCTAGTGGGTTATATTTATGGCAGAAAAAGAAAACAGGAGGTTTCTGCTATGAATAACCGTATAGCCGTTTATGGATTTACCGAGGAACTGTTGTTGCCATTGACGGAGCATATGCCGGATGGGTATGTCCTCAAGAAATATGATGACGCAGTTGGACTGATCGGTGCACATTGCATTTGTAACATCATTTGCTCTGAGGGTTTGGATGCCAAATCCCGAGAGTTTTTGGATAGCTTTTACCTTGATGTAGGTGAGAATGCCGATGAGCAGGTTATATGGATCGATTCTCAGACAAAGCCGCCGGAGTTGGAAGGTGTCTATTTTCATTATAATAGCCTTTCGAAACTGCTGCCAGAGTTGAAAATGGTGTTGGAAAGAGCTCAGAAGCATTATACAATTCAGCAAATGTATTGCGGTCCCTTTGCGATTCTGCCCAAGTTGGGGCTTGAGGAAATATTGGAAGATGAACTGCTGGATGCGCAGCAAGACAAATATGGGAGAGAACCAGAAATTTTTAAGCGTGTTCGTCAGGAATGGACCGCCCTTTTAGAAGTGGATGCGATTTTGGAATTGGCTGCAGTAGATGAATTTATTACTTGGCTGAAAACCAACAAGCACCCGTACCGGCTCAGTGGAGATGCCGTGTCCGGTATGATTCCTTATTTGCTGGGGATCCACGATGTAAATCCGTTGCCATCTCATCTGTACTGTTCTGAGTGCCAAAAGGTTATTTGGAAAGAGGATTACAAGGATGGCTTTGATATCCCACCGGAAGTCTGCCCTGAGTGTGGCAGACTGATGCAGGGTGACGGTCATAACCTCATCTGGCAAGAATATGCAAGCTATGGCCGTGTACCAAGTTATGTGTTTTATCTACCATATGACATGCAACCGCTCATTTCTGATTGGCTGGAGAGTCACTGGCTGCGCAAGTTCATGGGCGATCAGTGGGAGATTGCACAGCCTTATGAGCATCATCTTGTTCGGGGTAATATGCACTTTCGGTTTGAATTGGACAGAGATGAGATTTCACCCGATTTCCATAGAGTTTCCGTTGATGCTGGCAAAAAGGCAGATTTGATGCAGATCGCAACTCGGGGAGAGTGCTATCAAGGTCCAGATGCGTACCCCTATCCAAAAGACATGGGTCAGCTCTTGACGCAGCTTGGCTTTCAGAAAACGATTTATAAAGAAGATGAAGCTGCATACAGCATCTTGCGGCAAAACAAGATTGCGTGGAGAAACATCCCGGCTTGTCGTGAAGAAGTATTCTTTTATCTGAAAGAGCACGACTTTATAGACAAGGATGCCTTTCGCGGCATGAACTGTGTTCGCAAAGGCAAAGGCCTGCCGGTGGTTACTGAGGATATGCAAACCGCCGAGGATCATTGGAAAGCGGAATATTTCAATCAAATCGATTGGCTACCATCTAAAGCGATGCTGTTGCAAAGGTTGTTCTTTGAATTGAAAAGCCAAAAGAATACCGATTAATTAATATTTGAAACAAACATTTAACTACACGCCACCCGATGGGACAAAAATGCCCCGTCGGGTGGCGTATCTTTATGGCAGGAAGTGAAAAACATTTCCGCCAGAAAGGAGATATACATATGAAAAAGCAAGTGTTGATTGCAGACGCAGACGAACAATTTCGCAATGAATTAGTATCTGCTTTGGAAGGTAATGAAGAATTTGATATTATGGGTGTCGCAGAAGATGGTCAAGAGGCGCTTCAAATAGCCAGCGAGAACCGACCGGATATCATTATCCTGGATTTACTGTTACCGCAGTACGACGGTATTAGTGTTTTGGACCTGATCTCTGTCCGATATGCTGACTGCAAAGTGTTTGTTGCGACCGGGTTTATCAGCAACTATATTATTTCTGCGCTGGCTGCAAGACGAATCTCTGCCTTGCTGAAAAAGCCTTGTACCGCGCAATGTGTTGTAGATCGTATCAACGAAACATTGCAACAAAGTGATGTTCCTATTGAAGAAAGAGTGCCTGATCTTCAGCAACAAATTACGAAGATGATCCATGATATCGGAGTACCTGCAAACATCAAGGGTTACCGGTATCTCTGTGAGGCGATCAAGCTTGCTGCAGAGGATCTTGACCGCATTAACAATATGACCGAGTGCATTTACAAACCGATTGCTTTGACGGATAACTCTACACCAAAACGGGTACGGACAGCGATTATGCGGGCAATCGAAATCGCCTGGGACAGAGGAGATTTGGATACCCTGCAAAGTTTCTTCGGCTACACCGTCAGCAACGGCAAGGGAACAATAGTACCAATAAAGGCGTAAAAAAATTTACGCCTTTATTTTGATACCAACGGGCTCCGCGCCATCCAACACAACTTCGTCAATCATAGAGCGCCACAGGGTGCGTCGTTCTTCCTTCGTAAGGGTTACATATATAGATTCAAAATCCATCGCCAGGAAGGCTTTCACGGCCTCTGTGTTGATTGGCTTTTCTGCTTTTCTTTCCTCGGCTTGCGCCTTTGCGATCTGTTCCTTGATGGTTTTGGTCTGCTCCGCGTATTCCTCGTCCGTCATATTGCCGGCAAAGAATGCTACGTTCAATCTGCGCAGTCTTTCCTGTAACTTTTCCACGTCGCTCTTTTTCGACTTGGCCTTCTTATCGTTGTGCGGCTCTGCCTCTGCAGATGAAACAAACTTCTCCATTTCCGAACGCATATTTTCAAGCAAGTACTTTTCAATGTTCTTTTCGGTTACTTGATAGAAATCGCAAGTGCCTGCCAGTTTGCCCATGCATCTGTAATACAAATATTCGTTGGTGTATCCTTTTCCAGAGGTACAATATTTTCCGCCAAGCCGTCTACCACATTTGGGGCAGTTCAATAATCCGGTAAACATATATACGCGATTTTCCTTCGTTTTTCTTATGGTCTTGTTTTTGTTATTCAGTTCTTCAAATTCCTCTTTTGTGATATAGGCAGGGGCGAAATCTTCAATACCTTTATATACACCGGTGTATAGTTCTCTTTTCGCAATTTGCCACCAATACTTATAGGGATGTACCCGGTCATATTTAAGGTTCATTTCCTCCGCAGCCCGTCGGATACTGGTAGCCCTAGCCCGTTGGAAGAAGTCCTCAACAATATGCTGTGTTTCCGGGTCCTTGACCGCTCGGCGTACACCGTCGATCATTTCTGTTGTATAACCTAAAGGTAGTTTAAAGAAACACTCTTTATTCGCCAACTTGGCATCAAATACGAACTTGATACGCTCGGATGTGCGGTCCGACTCGTTCTCCGCAACCGAAAGCATTATGTTCACTTTAAATCTTCCGTCGGCACTTGCCGTTTCATAGCTCTCGAGGATTGCTTGCCACGCTACATTGTGTTTGTCAAGTATTCGCTGGACAGCGTAATATTGCTCTACATTCCGGAACCAGCGGTCGAGCTTGGTTACAAGTATGCGGTCGATCTTGCCTGCCTTTACGTCCTCCAAAAGCTCCAGCATCACCGGACGCTTTAGCACCGGCTTTCGTGCCGAGTGGCCTTCGTCCCGGTATATACCTACAATCTTCATGTTATTTTCGTTCGCAAAGTTGACAAGGGCATCCTCTTGCGCATCCAAGCTGTCGCCTTTTCGTACCTGCTCATCGGTCGATACGCGCGGTACCAGGGCCACCCTTAGTATGTTATCTTCTGTTTTTGCCATTGACAATAATCTCCTTTTTTGCTATATTCGGAGAAGCTAAAAGCATTCTCCATTTCCTGTGTAGGTGTTTTTTGCAGCCCCCATCGGTGTTCCAGACCGGCGGGGGCATTTTCTATTTATTCTTGTTTCTGATGCCAAGACCGCCATGCTTTCAATTCGTCTTTCAAGAACACTATTTGTTCTTGGTATTCCTCCCTGACGGCACGGATATCTTGTCGGTGCAGTTCATCAATTTGGCGTAACCGTTCTTTCAGCTTTTCGTTTTCGGCCTCTATAGCAGATAGCTTTGCAACACTCTGCTCTAACTGCTCTTTTTGCTTCAGTTCGATTTCAACTTGCTCTGTGCAAGAAAACTCGTCCGACGTTCCACCAATCAAAGCAATAAGAAGGCTTCGCATTGTGGAATACTTGCAATCCAAATAATCACCCGCCCATATCCGGTTGATCGTGCCTACCGGTACATGGCTTTTGTCTGCAAGCACCTGATTTGACCATCCCAGGTATCTCTGGCGTTTAATGCACCACTGAATGAGTTCCGGAAAAGGGAGTAGCATCAAGTTTGGGACGCAACTCACACCAATTTTGTTGCATGGGATACACTTCGCAAACATATCTTTTTCTCCTATAATTCACTTATGATAATTCTCTTTTCAGAAGTGATACAGCGCTGAGCGCAAGTGATAATGAAGTATCACTTCTGCTTATTGAAAAATTGTTGTGTGAATGATAGGCTATATACAGGTCAGCAATGGCCTAGCATTCCACTAAGGTGTTGGGTGTTCTCGTTGGCGCGGTAGCATCCAACACCACCTCTAAAGGTTATACAACCAAAAATTGCTATACATAAGGTATTGCACGATAGCATTATTTTATTATATGCTACATGTGCAAAACGTTTTCCACCCCGAAGAAAGGACGGTAAGGATCATGAATGCAAATCAAAATATTGAGTTGCTTCATCGCAGGCTTGCAGATGATCCGGAGTTTATTCAGGCATGTCGCGAGGCCCTACTAGACCCGGAAAAAAGGGAATTAATTATCAGTATTCTACAACGCGGCGAATTAACTCAATCGTCTGATCATCAGCATGCCTGATTTTTTCAATTAAATCTTCTATATCATTTCGCTCACTCCCGTTTTCGGGGGTGGGCTTTTTTTGTTCCTCTTCTAAGCCAAGAAGCCACAATTCAGAACAGTCGAAAAACCTGCATATCTTTGCTGTCACAGCCTTTCCGGGACGTGAGTCTACACCCGCTTCGTATTTCTTCTTCCACACGCTAACCAATCCTTTATCGAATCCGGCCTGTGTGGCGGCTGCGCTTGGTGATATCTCTTTTCCTTCACACAACTTAAGGAATCGCTCATAAAACATACAACATACACCACCTTGTTTTGTGCACTATAATGAAAGTTGATTTTTTTCAACTTTTCAACTTGAGACCATTGACAAGTTGAATTTATTCTACTATCATATGCACGTAGAGTTGAATTTGTTCATCTTGATAATTCTCACCCGTAAACGCTTGTGCGTTTGATAAGGATTATCATTTAAATTACGTCTTGATAATACCATTTTAGTTTAAAAAATTCAACTGTCATTTTCAACAAAAAACCAGAAGGAGTTGAATAAATTGTCTGAACAATGGACAGGTCGTATCGTAGGTTTACTGCATACGCACCGTATTACACAGAGTGAACTTGCCGCTGAGCTGGGGATAACTGCACAGTATGTGTCTATGGTGTTAAACGGCAAAAAGTCCTCTAAAGGAATCAATGAACGCATGGAAACAGCAATTCATGCAATCATCGACCGTCGCAACGGTAACCAAACACACGCCGGTGCTTAACCGGATGATATAGAAAGGAGATTTAACAATGGAACATGAAAACAGACTGAATGTTGACAAGCTGATGAGCACACTATCGGAAATCCTGTCTGAGAAGTATGGCTGCAAGATTACGATGAGAGCAGTCCCAAAAGACTCTGAAGAAGGCCGAGAAATATTGAGACAGCGTCAAGAGCAAGAGGCTCTTCGTAAGGCAGAGGAGGCAAAAGCAGGATGAGCGACGTCGAAGATATCGTAAATAAAAACACGGATATCAGAAGATGCGCCATGCTCAGAGCAGTTGTAACCAGGAGAGAACGCAGGCTTAAAAAGTTACGTATGTACGCCTGCGGATCTGTGCTGGTTGCACTTAGCACCATATTCTTTACTGTTATTGGCACGGTTCATGCATTACTGGCGGTAGCCGTATCTGTTACCTCCTTAATGTTTGCTTGCTTTGTATTTGGTTTGTATGTGGAAGCAAGAAGGGCAAGTAGAAGAAGATAGTAACGCAGCGGTCCAGTATGGCCATGACACAGAGCCCTTCGCTCCATGGCCTTTTTCCGCTGGGTTTAGCGCAGTTATATATGACTGAATATTTGGGAGAGTTAGACAGGGTTTGAAACACCTGTTTCCGTAGGAAAGTGTGCAAAAAGATATCTGCAATTTCAGATATCACCGGAATTATAGAAAGGAAAACTATGCAATCGTTTTATTATCACGATAAGCCTTCCCTGCAGGCTATTTTGGAGAGTATCGCCATGAAGACAAACGGCGCGCAATGTCAGAGCTATAACTACTGCAAATATTGTGCTGAACCGAAAAACATTCTGCGCAAAAGCACAACCCCCTGTGCAGATGCCTATTTGCGCTCGGGGGCAACCTATGTGTACTGCCCAGCCAATGTGCCGGCAGGGGAAATATCATGCTATAGCATATTCGTGAATTATAAAGCAAGCGCTGTGGACTGTGTGGACAACTCGGTGGACGACAGTCTGAAAAAACAGAATTTATAAATTAATAGGCAGGAAAGCATGTCTTCCTGTAGCGGAAAGAGAGCTGATACGATGACCGACGTCAAGTGGGTGAAATTGAAGGTAGGCATGTTTGACGGAGAGAGTTTTAAGAAAATCAAGCGTGCAAAGATCGGCGGTCAGAATTTCCGTGATAAATTGACTGCCATTTGGTTTGAGCTTTTGGATTTTGCCGGCAAGTGCAATCATGCAGGGGCTTTTATCAATGCAAGAGAAATTCCGTTTGTAAGTACGGATGAAATTGCTGTCATGATCGACAGAGAACCGGAGGAACTGAACCTATGTATGCAGTTCTTCATAAACGAGGGAATGGTAGAGATTATTGATAACATCTATCAACTGTCAAATTGGGTGCAATATCAAAACGAGGACAAATTATCCCAAATTCGGGAACAAAATAGGATTAGACAGGCAAATTATAGGGCAAGAAAAGCGTTAAAAGCACCAGAACCAGATATGCAAGAAAGGCAAAATGGCGTTACGCAAAGCGTGACGCAAGGCGTGACGTGTAACGTTACGTCACAGTCACCCTCTATATCTTCTTCTTATTCTTTATCTATATCTAATTCTATAGAAGAGATAGAGGGGTGTGGGGAGGAAGAGAAACAACCAGTAAGTACCCGAATTGACTATATGGCAATCAAGGAAATGTACAATGCGCTGTGTCCATCCTTCCCAAGCTGCGTGACAATGTCCGAGGCCCGGAAAAAGGCCATTAAGGCAAGGTTCACCTCCGGATACACCATGGATCATTTCCGAACGCTGTTTATGAAGGCGGAGGCAAGTAGTTTTTTAAAGGGGCATAACGGCCGCAATTGGATAGCCTCCTTTGACTGGCTTATTAAGGACTCCAGCATGGCGAAGGTGCTCAGCGGCAATTTCGATGATCGTGGGTCCCAGGCGGAGCCAATCATACAACAGCCCCCAAGGCAACAGCGGGAAAAGACCTTCATGGACATGGCTCGTGAATTAGAGGGAAAGCTTGGAGGTGACGGCCTGTGAACCTGATAGAAACCGCAAAACTGATGGCAGTATTAGAAACCGCCTACCCTATGTTTTATGCCAAAAAGACGCAGCAGGAGCGTGAGGATGCCATAAAGCTATGGGCAGAGATGTTCGCCGATGAACCGGGCGAGTTGGTGGCTATGGCGGTTAAGGCGCTGATAAAAAGCCGTGTCAGCACCTTCCCACCTGGCATTGGGGAAATAACAGAAAAGATACAGCAAATTACCCAGCCGGACCAAATGACCGAAATGGAGGCGTGGAGCCTCGTAGCAAAGGCTGTTAGCAATTCTGCATACAACAGTGGGGAAGAGTTCAAAAAACTCCCTCCGGTGGTCCAGCGGCTTGTAGGCGCACCTTCTCAGCTTCGGGAATGGGCTGTAATGGATGGCGAAGTCTTCAACAGCGTAGTTGCATCTAATTTCCAACGTTCCTACAAGGTACGTGCCAAGAACGAGCAGGATTACCTGGCCCTGCCGTCTAGTGTGAAAGCCTTCATGGCGAGCCTCGCGGAAGGCATGAAAATGCCGGAACTGCCCAGCGGTGAGATTTCGGATTCTGAACGCAATGAAGCACTAAGGAGGCTGAAAGGACTATGAATAAGCACGAATCTGTGGCGGAAGTCAAGTTTACGATAAAGTTACCGCCGGTCACCAAAAAGAACAGTCAGCAGATCCTGACCAACAGAGCAACCGGCAGACCCTTTATCATGCCCAGCGCCAAATACAAGCAATATGAGCGTGAGGCGGTGTGGTTCTTAAGGCCACGCCCATTACGCCCCATACAATACGCTGTAAATGTAAAATGCGAGTTTTACATGGCAAATCGGCGCAGAACGGACCTTAACAATCTATTAGAGGCTGTCACGGATCTACTGGTACACGCCGGCATCCTCGCGGATGATCACTATGGAATTGTAGTATCCCACGATGGCAGCCGGTGCCATGTGGACCGGGAAAATCCCCGTACAGAAATCACTATTACACCCATCCATCAGTAAAAAACAAAGGAGGAAGGCAAGTGTTAAATCAAATTATTATCATGGGCCGCATGACACGCGATCCGGAGCTACGCCGCACCGGTGCTGGCATTGCGGTGACATCCTTTACCCTGGCTGTTGACCGTGACTATTCCGGTAAAGACGGCGGTGAAAAAGAAGTGGACTTTATCGACTGTGTCGCGTGGCGGAACACAGGGGAATTCGTAGCAAAGCATTTTACAAAAGGAAAAATGGCGGCAGTGTCCGGAAGGCTACAAATCCGCAATTGGACAGATAAAGACGGCATAAAGCGTCGTAACGCCGAAATCATAGCAGACAATGTATATTTCGCTGACAGCAAGAAGGACACCGAGGTTCCCCCGGAAACACCAAACTTCGGTGGCTTCGCGGCCCCAGCGCATGATTTTGTACTGCTCGACAGCGAAGTTCCATTCTAATTTAAGTACTTACATATTCGAAAGGAGATACACACATGTTTGAAAAAGTCAACCCTTCCCATCCTGACAAGGTAGCAGACCGTATTGCCGGCGCCATTGTTGACCTGGCATATCAGGTAGAGGAGAATCCCAAAATTGCAGTTGAAGTTCTGATTGGACACGGCGTTTGCCATATTATTGCCGAATCGTCTGTCTGGTTAAAAGAAATGGACGTATGGAAGACTGTATGGCGCATTGTAGGAAACGATTCTATCTTTGTAGACTTCCAATGCGTACAGCAGGACCCACATTTAGCGCAAAATCAAGTAAATGGATTCCGCTGTGGTGACAACGGTATATTTAAGGGCGTGCCTGTAACAGAAGAGCAGAAGGTTCTGTCCCTTATCGCCAGGGACATCTATTTCGAATATCCTTTTGATGGTAAGTACATAATCGATGGTGCTCACCTGATTCTGTGCCAAAGCAATGTGCCAAAGTCAACCCTTAAGAAGATGTACCCCAACGCACAAGTCAATCCCCTGGGTGATTGGAGTGGCGGCACTGATGTGGATACCGGAGCTACAAATCGCAAGCTGGGCAGTGATATGGCAGATAGCATTACCGGTGGCGGGCTCCACGGCAAGGATCTGTCCAAAGCGGATGTCAGCGTGAACATATACGCTTGGCTGGAGGCACAGCGCACCGGCAAGCCTGTGGAACTGTGCTGCGCCATTGGGGATGAGATGATAAATGGTATCCCGTATAATAAAATCGTGGAAATAGCAAGGCACTACATTAAAGGGTTAGGCGGCTTCGAAAAGCTGGCAGAATGGGGTCTCGTTTAAGATAAGGTACTGCAGATGTAATATACAAACAGAACGGAGGTCATAATATGCCAGATTACAGCATTCGAAAAAACAAAGAAGGCTATAACGACCCGACAGCCTATGCGGCAATGATGAACATCCAAAAAGAAGAGATGGAGAAACAGCGCCGGGTTACGGAACTGATGAATGTCCTCACGTACATCATTGACAAATCCGGGTTTGAATTGACGGACAAGATACAGCTCCGGGAGAAAAAAGCCAAGAAAGAGTTTAGGTGATTCCCCATGTACAGACTAACGGTAGACGATATCAAAAAACGGCTATCCAATTACAGTGCTATACGGGTGGAACTTGACAACTTGGAAGACCGGCTGGAACGGCTGAAAAGCGAGGAAACCTTACCACCTATGCGGCCAAGCAACGGCTCCAAACCTACCGGAGGAACCGGAGACCGGCAAGAAAGGGCCGTTATCCGCCGCATGGAATACGAGGAACAACACGGTGCAGAAATTGAAACCAAGCGGGACGAACTGCGATATATTGAGGGTTTAATCAACAACCTTCCCGATCCAATGGAGAGGCTGGTGTTACGAATCCGGTATACTGGTAGTGATACTGCTAAGCCAATGCCGTGGCGGGAGGTTGCTATGGCGATATACAAGGACGATAGCGACTCGAAAATGCTCGCAATCTACCGGCTACATGGCAGAGCCTTAAAAAGCCTGCAAAGCATAATGCAAACCATCGAATAAGTCGTTAACCATATACAAAGCAAAACAGCGTAGTTCACTACTACGCTGTTTTGCTTATGAGGACAAGAATGTTCATGTTATAAAATTACGAGACATCATTTTTACACGAGTGCCTTTATTTTCCAATATTATTGTAGTATAATATTAAAATTACACAAAAACAATTTACTCAAGGACAAAACAATGGCCACAGGCTCCTTTGCTTTGAAGAATATATGGCTGTGGTTGCCGTTTTGTCTTTTGAAAATAAAGGTGGTGTGCTTGGTGCTTTGACCCCAATCGTCAACCAGGTGACTATGCGATAATTGAAAACGCTTATAGGGTGCTAACAATGTTCAGTGCAAAACAGCGTAGTTTTTAATGACTACGCTGTTTTCTTTTTATAAGAAGGTTTTTGAAAAAAGACAAAAAACAAAAAAATATTAACCGTTTTTTCGTGCAGATTGACACGATATAAAATAATTTGTAAAAATATGTAAAACGCTAAAGGAGTTATAGTTATGCTATATAAAGAGGAATATTTAAATGAGATATCTTTTCCCTTAGGTGGTATCGGTACGGGATGTATTGGACTGGCAGGAAACGGTTCTCTGATCGACTGGGAGATATTTAACCGACCGTCAAAAGGAAGCACAAACGGCGCTTCACATTTTGCAGTGAAGGCAATCGGACAAGATAAAATCACAACCAAAGTCCTTATGGGTGATGTATACAAGGAGCTCTCGGGTCGCTTCGGATCGGGCAGCGGCTTCGGTAACGGTCTCAACAGTTGTACCATGGCAGGATTCCCGCATTTTCGTAATGTTCTTTTTGACGGTGAATTTCCCATTGCAACTGTTAAATTTACAGATGAGGATTTTCCGGCGGAGATAACGCTTACTGCTTTTAATCCGTTTATCCCTTTGGATGACCAAAACTCCAGTATCCCTGCCGCATTTTTTGAACTGGATATTGAAAACAATACGGAAACAGAACTGGAGTATCAAATTGCGCTTTCCATGCAGAACCCATTCCCTGTATGTCAAAATAGTGCACACAAATGCGAGGATATTACGTATATCTCGCTGCAAAACACGGGCGCAGAGGAAAATCAAATCGGGTATGGAGATTTGACAATCGCTACAGACGCTTCCAATGCAACTACACAATGTTATTGGTATCGTGGCGGTTGGGGAAACTCAATCAATACCTATTGGAATGAATTTAACTCTGCAGAAGAGATGCCCGAAAGGATCTACGAAACGCAAAAAGGGCACGACTATGCCACACTGATCGCAAAACTGCACCTTCAGGCGCAGACCCACGAAAAGGTTCGTTTCCTGCTATCGTGGAATATTCCCAATGATTATAACTACTGGTCAGAATATAAGGACGAGAATGGGCAGGACGTTTCTTGGAAAAACTATTATGCAACTATTTTCCAAAATTCAACAGAAAGTGCACTGTATGCAATCAAGAATTGGGATATGTTATTTGCCCGCACCAAGCAGTTTAAAGATGCTATACACGGAATGTCTCTTGATCCGGTAGTCATTGATGCCATTACCTCCAACCTCTCCGTTCTGAAATCTCCGACCGTGCTTCGTGTGGAAGACGGTACATTATGGGGTTGGGAAGGTGTAC